CCATAATTATATGGATAACCGAGAGAGACTCCGTTTTCAAAGTAACTAACAATGGCATCATCGGGGATATAGACAAGGTTAGTTCCTTCACTACCACCATTATCTTTTTCGCCACTCACAGTAATAAATTTACCTCTAATAGCACTTTGAATATTACTAACCCAGCTATCATTAGTAGCATTTGCGGTATAACTTTTTACATTTTCCTGTGTCAATGTCCCAGTATCGGAAACTTTAATTGTCTCGGAGTAATAATAATTGGACGCATTACCAGTCCACGCCGATGCAAACAGGTATCCACTCACCATATCCCCCAACACATACCCCGCCTCTTTCGCATCATCTCCCTCCTGGTAAGCATCACGGTTGACGGAGGTTAGGTAGGTGACGTGGGTGCCGGCGGAAGTGAGGGGGTAAGCGTCAACACGCTGTAACTTATCCACAATGATGATCGCCGAGTTAACACTAATTTGCGCATCATTAGGTACATAATATGTTTTATTTTGGTCTAAGGCCGGAGGGCCAAACCAGTTTCCAAAGTCATTTATATAGTATAGTTTTATATATTTACCCCTAAGCCATGATGCAGCATTTAGCGCGTCGTTTGCTTGATAATGTGTTGTTGCAGAATTGAGTGAAATTCCGCCGCCATCATCCACTGTTATAGAGTCAGCGCAATCGATGTATGCAGTACGTTGATTCGTATTTCCTAAGTTGATGAGTGCATTGGATACACCGTCTAATGTCCTGTCGGTATTGTCATCCACCAATTTATATCCGGCAGGAATCTCCTCCTCCGTAACAACTGTCTTTCTCCATACATGGACGTTCCCGATGTTTGCAAGCACATTGAAAGCATCGTTGGGGGTTGAATTAACTCCCGTGGAAAGGCCCAGAGTGGAGATCACCGTATCTGAGAGAAGGTTTGCTTTATTTAGAAGGGTTCCCAGCTGGGTCCAACCGTCTTTATTGATCCCATTAAAGTCAACAGGAAATATCCCTGCAACCATGGCCTGCATGAAGTCCTCATAGGTTGGATAGAGGGACAAGGCTTCCCCTACTGTCTTTAGGTATCGTGAATTCCCGTTCCCTTTCATAATGGCGTCTTGCACTAAAACACACCCTTTCTTAAAATTCTCCGCACATGGCCTCTCCCGCCATGAGATAGGATTTATCCATCCATTGGAACATGGATTCTACTTGGACAAGGATCTTTTCCAAATTGTTCGCTTCCTGGAAGGTGAAACTCTGCATATCAGAGGGGGCCTCTGGAAGATCAGGAGCAAAAGGAAAAGTATCTCGAATCCGTTTGACATTAGAAACATATCCCTCAGACTGCTCTAATGTTGGCTTGTCCTCTTTCACCCAATAATCTCTGCCCGGTTCTGGATTGACTGGAACATACGGGTTTACATAGCCCCGGGAGTATAAACTATTGGAAAGGAACTCAGCAGCCGTTGTAACCCGGTTCATATCAGTTTCGTTATATGCTCCCTTATAGCTTGTCTGTGCAAGCTGAATTAGTTCTTCTTCTGTCTGATCTTCTTTGGATAAAATCGTAAGAAGTTCCTCAATGTCCGCCTGGCTACGGTCTGTAATGAGCCGTATGACATAAAGCCGAAAAGAAGAGGACAGACCCGCTTTGTCCGTTGCGGTAACGGTGATGTAGTTCTCCCACACGCGAAGCGGCACCGTATGTGAGAACTGTCCATGTTCATCAATAGCCGCTTCCTCCCCTCCCACAAGCAAGGTGACCGGTGAAGTTGTTACATCCTTTGTTATCCCTTCCACTGTAATAGATTCATCGTCAACAATTTGCCTGTATTCATGCACAGTCAGCTCAGGAGGAACCGTGTCTACAATGTAAACCGAAGATAAACTGGCTTGATTCCCGTCGTTGTCCTGGATGGAGGCGGTCAAGCTGTGATTCCCTTCGCTCAGTTCATTTCGTGGAGTATAGGTGAACTGATAACCTTTCTCCGTGGCCTGCGTGGAAATATCTCCCTCGACCCCATCAATCAGCATGGAAAGAGAGGATGGATCAATCCCGGAGCCGTTCTCCTCGTCAAATGCTTCTACAACAAAGGTCGGAACATTGGTTGTCAATATCCCTTCTGCCGGAGATAATAGCTGAATAGTCGGGGGGACTTCCTCTTGCACCGTCAACCGAAGCCCAGGGATATTCGTCCCATCCGTTGTGGTGGAAACTCCCTTGTCATTCGTCGCGGTTATCTCTGTGTTGAAATATCCCCCTTCTTCATTGTGGGAGGTCTTGGACGGGACAATGACCGCCTCATATTTCCTTGTCGTTTCATTAAATGTGAGGGTGTATTCCTGTCCATCAAACGTCGCTTTCACCGTGGTTATCGACATGAATTACACCTCCCCACTCTGAAACTCACCCGACACTCTAATCTCTTCTTGCTCTATCGTCTGCACATCAAGTACGATCACTTGGAGCAATACAGAATCCCCGACATTTGCAGTCACTGGCGTGAACGTCGCTGAGATCACAATAGGAGACCACTCTTCTGCCATTTAGATCACCCCCCAGATACCGGCCAAAAAGTCCATTCGTCTACTGTATATCCCAATATAAAATGACGCACCCGGAAGCTCCAGACACACCTTCTTCTCCTTCTCCGGGGTAGTTGTCGATCACAGTCCTGCTCCAGGAATTACCTTCCTCATCTGTGCCGCTCTCTTCACGTCTATTCCCTTTCACGCCCCCGGCGCCACCTTTTCCACCGTCTCCTGTATTTGCAGTCGGAAGTTGAACCCCGTCTCTTGCAAAGGCATCCCCCGACGCAATGTCTGTATAGTTAGGGTCAAAATTTTGTCCATCTGCGGCAGAATATGCGCCGAATTTTGTTATCCCACCAGATTCTCCAGGAGCGCCACCTTGACCAATCTCCACATTGAACACCTGATTGGGGTTAATTGCGATTGTTTCTGCCCAAACAAGGCCACCCTGTCCGTCTGTTCCATCTGTACCGGCTTCATCCCAAGAACCATCGGTCCCGGTTCCTCCACCAGACCCACCATTTACAAGGATGGCACGCAATTTTAGAACTCCGTCCGGCGCTGTCCATGTCCCTGACGAAGTGATGATTTCCCGGTTCTGGAAAAGAAACGCACCATCTGCCTGGAGCAAAACGCTTGTGCAATTAGAT